GCACACAATGGGCAAATCCTCCTGAGTTAGGTTCAATCTATACTCAAAGTTACAAGGTCTTGAGTGACTACGAAGGGCACTATAATGTGTCGTTCACTGTATGCGACGGACGCCGAATTGGTCTCTCGTTTGTAACTGTGGAATCCTACGATTGCGACGGTTACGCTCATTCTAGGGACTATTGTTTGGGGCAATTTCATACAAATGCAGGTGCAATTAAGTTCGCTCAGTTTGCATTTGAGCACTTTATTGAGACCGAAACATGGTCAGTTTGCCCATCATTTGAGGCGGTAGATTACATCGACGGCGACCCACATACGCTCGCTGGTGATGAAATTGTGAGCGAACTTTATACCTGGTAAGTTATACTTTCGTGGGCGGCAGTTGTTTATACTCTGCCGCCCCATTCGTGACTGATGAGTATAACTTATTCGTTCGTGTTTGACAGTTAAGCGATCCTGATGGGCGGGTCGGGGGGATGCGATATAAAAACCCAACACTACCCTAACCTACAAAGTGTTACCCAAGCGTTCATAATATAACACTCAAATTAAAAAAAATCCCCCCTATATAAAAACAAAATTAACTTTTATATTCCCAATAATGAAAAAAAATTCCGGAGATATTTTTGAGTCCATAGAAGTCGATCCAATCAGCGGACAGTATTTCATTCATATACCAGAGCAAATTATGAATGATCTTGAATGGTATGAAGACACAAGAATTAAATTTTCAGTCGAGGGCGGTGAGGTCATTCTAACAGAAGCAGATTGACAAAGCATAGATAATATTGTATGATACTGAAGTAACTACATTCTATTATGGCTAAAGGATTTACAGTAAAAACAAAAACGCCAACTCCAACCCAAGCAGAATGGGATTATGATCTAGCACGACAGATGGTAAAAGGAAAATCTGTTGTCTTTTGTCTTCCTGGAAGAGGTGTATCTTATTCTTATCTAAAGAACTTTGTACAACTTTGCTTTGATTTGGTGCAAGCAGGAGCAAGTATCCAAATCTCGCAAGATTATTCATCAATGGTAAACTTTGCTCGTTGCAAATGTTTAGGTGCGAATGTACTGCGTGGACCTGATCAAATTCCTTGGGATGGTAAACTGCAATATGACTGGCAACTTTGGATTGACTCTGATATTATTTTTAATTCAGAAAAATTCTTCCAACTTGTTCTGATGGACAAGGAGATTGCTGCTGGTTGGTACGCTACAGAAGACGGTCACACAACCTCAGTGGCACATTGGTTAGAAGAAGATGATTTCAGAAACAATGGTGGAGTGATGAATCATGAAACTGTTGAAAGCATCTCAAAGCGTCGTAAACCATTCACTGTTGACTACACTGGTTTTGGTTGGTTGTTGATTAAGCATGGTGTGTTTGAACATCCAGAAATGAAGTATCCTTGGTTTGCTCCAAAGATGCAAGTATTTGAATCTGGTGAAGTTCAGGACATGTGTGGAGAAGACGTATCGTTCTGTTTGGATGCAAAGGAAGCAGGATTTGAAATTTGGTGTGATCCTCGCATTCGCGTAGGTCACGAGAAGACAAGAGTGATTTGATGTCTAACGAACGCTATAATATTCTTTGTAAAGGGAGAAGAATTTACACTTCTCTTACAGAAGAAGAATATTTCAATGTAATGGAGGATCTGTCGATTGAATTTTATCAGACAGGTTCTCCACGACCTGAAGATCTTGAAACTGAAATTTTAGTGGAGAATAACGTATGGCTACAAAAGCAAAAGGCGGTTTAAATAAGAATAGTTCTTATATTCCTGGGCCTCCTAAGAAATCTCGTCAGGGAGATGGTATGGGAACTAAGTATGCTGCGTCTTCTCGTAATGGGGCACGTAAGAAGTATAGAGGACAAGGAAAGGGGTAATGAGTTGTTTATTAACCAATCTACCTACAATCAAAGTATGGGTTCGTAAAGAATATCTTTGTGATTTTAAAAGTGGATATGGTGAATTTGTAGAGGGCGTCTGGGTTTCGGCAAAGTCGATTCCTGGACGTGCTTTTTATTTTGAAACTTATTTACCTGAATATGCTGCGTTGAATGGGGTAGATTGAGTGATACTGATGAATATTTTTGGCAAACACCCCAAGAAAAAGGAAAATAAATAGATTTTTTACTAAAAACTGAATTGAAACGCTTTTCAATGGGTAAACACCTTCTTTTGGAAGTGTATAAAGTCGATTTTGCTCTTCTAAATGACCTAGTATCACTCCAAGAGGCGATGGAAAGTGGTATTAGACGTGCAAAAATGACAATTTTAAACATTTATGGGCACCGTTTTGACCCACAGGGGTGTACAATAGTCATTGCACTTTCTGAAAGTCATGTTTCTTGTCATACTTGGCCAGAAAATGGGTGTTTAGCAGTAGATGTATACACATGTGGAGAAGGAAATCCACGATTAATTGCTCTCGAAATCTTAAAATATCTTAATTCTGACTCATATTCTCTTCGTGAAGTCGAACGTTAAATAGAAGTAGGGAGATAGCAACCTCCTTTATAAAAGTTCTGTTTTATTCATTAAAACAGGAGCTAAAATGTCTAATTTACCCGTCGATAGGGACCCCAATTATATGAGAGAAATGTGGGGCACTGCTAAGTTAATTACAGATTATAACGCCACACCATCTAAAAGAGTGATTCAAGAGGTTATGCACGACTTGGCACCTAAGCATGATCTTAAAAAACAATATGAGTTGCATGAAAAAATTAGAAATGACGAAGATTATGATGATTGGGAGTATGGAACTGAACCAGACTACGGATCTTCCTGGAAATGAACATAAATAAGTAAAGAAAATTTACTTCAAAATGGCAGTCACTCGGATATCTAGATCTTTTAAAGATATTAGTCTATCTTTTGATCCACATCCGGTGACAAAAGATCTTCCTGTTCTTGTAAATGAAAGATCAATCATTCGTGCTATTCGAAATTTAGTTGAAACAATTCCAACTGAAAGATTTTTTAATCCTACTCTAGGATCAAATGTCAGAAGTAGCCTATTTGATTTTGTGGACTATGGAACCGCATCTGTAGTCCAAGATCAAATTAATGAGGTGATTCTTAATTATGAACCAAGAGTGAATAACGTCATCGTTCAAGTAGATCCTCAACCAGATTTAAACCAATTTGAAGTGACAATTACTTTCGATATTATTGGACAAGAAATACCTACACAACAATTTTCATTTATATTAGAGGCAACAAGATAAAATGCCTTTTACTAAATTTACAGATCTAGATTTCGATCAGATAAAAACATCTATCAAAGATTATTTAAGATCAAATTCCAACTTTACGGATTTTGATTTTGAAGGATCTAACTTTTCTATTCTGATTGATACCTTAGCGTATAACACATATATTACCGCATTTAACTCAAATATGGTTGTAAATGAATCTTTTTTAGATTCAGCAACCGTTAGAGAAAACGTAGTATCTCTTGCTAGAAATATTGGTTATGTCCCCAGATCACGAGTATCTGCGAATGCAAATGTTTCTTTTAATGTGTCGGTATCACCAATCACAACTTCGCCATCGATTACGTATACCCCAACAATTACTTTACAATCTGGTTTAGTATGTACTGGTTCTTCTGATGGTAGTTCTTATGTCTTTTCAGTTCCAGACAATATAACAGCAACAGTTAATAGTAGTGGAGTTGCTAAATTTGAAAATATTACTATTAAAGAAGGAACATTCTTAACAAAACAATTTGTTGTTAATGGTTCTTTAGATCAAAGATTTATTCTAGAAAATCCTTTTATTGACACATCAACGATTCGTGTTTATGTAAAAGGTGTTAGCGAAAGTGGACTTGGAACTTTGTATAGTGTTGTTGATAATATTTTTGAGGTTGACAGTACTTCAAAAATCTTCCTATTACAAGAAGTAAGGGATGAAAAATATGAAATTATTTTTGGTGATGGTATTTTTGGAAAAAAACTTACAAATAATTCTATAGTTACTATTACATATATTGTTACTGATGGTAGAAATGGTAATGGTGTAAAATCATTTACATTCTCTGGATCTTTTAAGAATTCAAATGGTTCTATAGTTGTACCTACTAATTCAATAAACATTAACGTAATACAAGGATCTCAGAATGGATCAGATATTGAAGATGTAGAATCTATCAAAAGATATGCGCCAAGATTATATTCATCTCAATACCGAGCTGTGACTTCTAGAGATTATGAAACTATTATAAAATCAAAAATTTATCCAGATGCCGAATCAGTATCTGTTATTGGTGGAGAAGAATTAATTCCTCCACAATTCGGAAAAGTTGTAATCAGCATCAAACCAAAAAATGGATCATTTGTTTCTGATTTTAATAAACAGTTAATTAAGAATAAATTAAAACAATACACTGTAGCTGGTATAAATGTTGATATTATTGACCTTAAAATACTATATGTGGAATTAGATTCTTCAATTTACTACAATTACTCTCAAGTTGGTAGTGTTGAAGATTTAAAGACAAAAGTAATTAATGCTTTAACTACCTATTCTAATTCGCCAAACTTAAATGCTTTTGGTGGAAGATTTAAATATAGCAAAGTTTTACAGGTAATTGATTCTGTTGACAATGCAATTACTTCAAATATTACAAAAGTTATAATCAGAAGAGATTTAAAAGTTTTATTAAATTCACCATCTCAATATGAAATTTGTTATGGAAATAAATTCCATGTAATATCTGGAGGTAAGAACATCAAATCAACTGGATTTTACATTGAAGGGGAGACAGATATTCTATATCTTACAGATACACCAAATTTTGATTTAAAAACTGGAGTAATTTCAATTGTTAAAAAAACTCCTCTTGTTGGAGTTGCAACCACAGGAACAACTTTTAAAACTCCTGTTGTCGTACCATCTGCAGGCACAGTTAATTATGAAACTGGAGAAATTATTTTAAACAGTGTAACTATTACCAAAACTGAAATGCCACAAGATATTATAGAAATACAGGCATTCCCAGAGTCAAATGATGTTATCGGTTTGAAGGATTTGTACATATCATTTAGTCTTTCAAAAAGCAGAATAAATATGATTAAGGACGTGATTGCTTCCGGGGATGATGTATCTGGGGTTATATTTTCAACCAAAGATTATTATCGTTCAAGCTATTCGAATGGAGAATTAACGAGGTCATAATATGATACAAACTGGTTTTGAATCTAGGATAAAAGTACAGGACATAATTAATAATCAAATTCCAGAATTCATATTAGATGAAAGTCCAAAATTTTCAGAATTTTTGAAGCAATATTACATATCTCAAGAATATCAAGGCGGCACGAGTGATATTGTAGAAAATCTTGATCAGTATCAAAAAGTTGATAACTTAACTCCTGAAGTTATTATTGGATATACTGGATTAACAACTGACATCTCTGCATCTGTTGGGGTTGTTACAGTTACTTCAACAAAAGGATTTCCACAAAAATATGGTTTATTAAAGATTGATGATGAAATTATCACATACACTGGCATCACAACAAATACTTTTACTGGATGTGTGCGTGGATTTTCTGGTATCACCAGTTATCATTCAGATTTAAATGAGCAAGAACTAGTATTTTCAACTTCAACAGCAGCACCTCATGGTTCTTTATCGCCAGTACAAAATTTAAGTGCCTTATTTCTACAAGAATTTTATAAAAAAACAAAGTATACATTAACTCCTGAACTTGAAAGTTTAGAATTTACACCCAACTTAAATGTTGGCAATTTTATAAAATCATCACGTTCATTATACGAATCAAAAGGGACTGATGAATCATTTAGGATTTTATTTAATGTTTTATTTGGAGAAACTCCTAAGGTTATAGATCTGGAACAATTTCTATTAAAACCGTCTTCAGCAACCTATGTCAGAAGAGAAGTTGTTGTTGCAGAATCTATTTCTGGAGATCCTTTAAAACTATCAGGTCAGACAATTTTCAAAAACACTGATGAAAACAGCACTGCATCAGTATCTGAAGTTGAAATTATAAGAAGAGGTGGAAACACATATTACAAATTATTTCTCTTTATTGGTTATGATGATGCGTTTCCTACGGTAACAGGAACATTTAACATCACAGGGAGCACAAAAAATATAGAACCTGTTAGTATTGGTGGGTCTATAATTACAGTTGACTCAACGATAGGTTTTCCAACATCAGGAAAAATTTATTCTGGAATTAACACTATATCATATACTAGTAAAAGTGTTAATCAATTTTTTGGATGTTCTGGGATTACATCTTCAATCTCAACATCATCAGTTATTAGATCTGATGAAATTTACTATGGTTATGAAGATGGAGATCTGACTAAAAAAGTAGAGTTAAGACTTACCGGTGTTCTATCAAAATATATTCCTGTAACACAAACATCATCTATTGAAATTGGAGAAACGATCTCTGTAAAAAATATTGGAGAAAAAATTAAAAATCCAACAATTAATCCATCTTATAAAGAAATTTTTGCAAATAGTTGGATTTATAACACAAGTTCTAGATATGAAATTGATACTTTTGCACCCGGATCAATCTCTCAAGTTACACTAAAAAGTGATATTGATAAGTCAAGCCTTAAAGTTGGGGATAAAATAGAAATTTTAAAACAAAAATCTGAAACTGTTGTACAATCAAATTTAACTATAACACAAATTACTGGAAATCAAATAACAACTAATAATTCTTTTACTCTTAACCAAAGTTTTAATTATGATATTCGAAGAAAACTCAATACGGCCAGTTCATCTTCGGTTGGATTAGAATTTTCTCCAGTAACATCCGATATTCAAAATGTATATAATGAAAATGATGAGTATATGTATGTTGCATCAAATTCTCTACCATCATATACAATTACTAAAGGATTATTATCATATAACGCTATTGGAATTACAACTACCAGTGGTTATGATTCAGTTACAAATACTTATTCGTTAATTAAATTTTCAACACCTGTTTCATTCTTTAACGGCAGTGAAATTTATTATAAACCATCAGGAACTGCTATTACAGGATTAATAGAGGGAATTTACTATGTTCAGATAATAGATAGTCAAAATATTAGATTATACAATTCAAGATCTGTTATTGGTACAAATAATTATTTAAAATTACAACCCTCATCGACGACAGGATCAATACCAGAAGGGACTCATAATTTTTCTTTGAATACTCAGAAAGAAAATAAAATTTCACCTCAAAAAATACTTCGAAAATTTCCACTTTCCCCAAATATTGGAGATGGAAAATCTGATTTAACAGAACCTGGACATGTTGGATTATTAATTAATGGTGTTGAAATTTCTGGATACAAAACATTGGATAAAATTTATTATGGTCCAATATCTTCTGTTGATATTTTAAATCAAGGAAATGGATATGATGTAATTAATCCTCCATTACTAAGTTTTTCATCTGGTGACGCTTTGATTGAACCAGTGGTCAGTGGTTCAATTCAGAAAATTTATGTAGATCCTCAAGATTTTAATGTAGATGTAGTAGTATCTGTTAACTTAAGTGGTGGAAATGGAACAGGAGCAGTTTTTGAACCAGTATTGGAGACAAAAACCAGAGAAATTGAGTTTGATGCTAGAGAGATTGCATATGGTGGTGGAATAGACATTACTGCAGAAACGATTACTTTCCTAACAAATCATAATTTAATAGATGGACAACCAATAATTTACAATCGTCAAAATAATCCATCTGTAGGAATAACAACTTTATTCGGAGGATCGGATCTTAGCACTGGACAAACTTTAAATAGTGGATCAACATATTATACGAAATATATTAGTGACACCACTATTCAACTTTATAAATCACAATCAGATTATCAATTAGGAATCAATACTGTAGGATTTACTACGATTGGAACTTCTGGAGTACATCAATTTTTAACTGAACCTAAAAAATCATTATCAACTATTAAAGTATTGAATGGTGGTAGTGGATATACAAATAGAAAAGTTAGGATATTACCAGTTGGAGTGTCAACAGTAGATAATACTTTATATTTTAAAGATCATGGATTTAAAGATGGAGAAAGAGTTGTTTATTCTAATGTAGGATTAACAACGACTTCAGGAGCATCTCCAATTTCAGGAATATCGACATTAAATCAATATTATATTTTAAAACAAAGTAATGATACCTTTAGAATTGCTAATGCTGGTGTTAATGGAACAATAAGAACTGAATATGATAGAAGAAAGCACGTTAGTATTGGATCTACAGGAATAGGATATCATATTTTTAATTATCCACCAATAACATTAACTGTTGATTATAGTGCAGTTGGACTTGGTAGTACTCAATATAGGGGAACTATTAATGCGGTTCCAGTAGTTAAAGGAAAAATCATAGATTCTTATGTTTACAATACTGGAACTGGATATGGGTCTACAATTTTAAATTATCATAACAAACCAAATATAACTATAAAAAATGGCAAATTTGCCAAATTTGTTCCAGTTGTTGTAAATGGTGGAATAAAAGAAGTAACTGTACAATATAGGGGCGCCGAATATTATTCGGCACCAGATTTAATTGTTTCTGGAGTAGGAACTGGCGCTATTTTGAGACCAGTAATAGAAAATAATAGAGTTACAAGTGTTATAGTAGTAAATCCAGGTATTGGTTATTCTCAAGAAAATACATCAGTTGTTGCAGTATCTTCTGGAAAGGGAGCACTTTTTGATGTTCAAGTTCGTTCAATATCTGTAGATAATAATCGTCTTTATGATGATGTAAATGATAATGCTTTATTAGCAAATGAAATTATTAGATCGAATACAAATAATTTACAATATAGTGTTTCTGGATATTTTGGAAATTTACAAAATACATTTAATGACACTGGTTTAATACATTCTCCAATTATTGGATGGGCATATGACGGGAATCCAATATATGGATCATATGGGTATGCAGATCCAAAAGATAATAACTCAGCAATTAAGAGATTAGTATCTGGTTACTCTGCAAGTTTGAGTAATATTGAAAATAGACCTTCAGGATTTGATTTAAAGTTTTTTGTAGAGGACTATAAATTTACAAATTCTGGAGATTTAGATGAATATAATGGTAGATTTTGTATAACTCCAGAATTTCCAAACGGTGTATATGCATATTTTGCAACATCAATTGTGGATGCGAATGGAAATACTGTAGGAAGTTTTCCTTATTTTGTTGGAGATAGATATAGATCTAAATTTATACAAGAAAATAAAACATTAAATCAATCTTTTGATTTTAATAATTCGAAACTAATCAGAAATACTTTTCCATATAAAGTTGATGATGAATATGCTAATAATGATTTCTTAATTGAGTCAAATGAAATAATTAATCAACTAGCACTAGTAGAATCTGTTACGAGTGGATCTATTCAAGATTTTAAAATTGTCAAATCTGGTGATAATTACAAAAAAGGAGATCTAGTAGAATTTGATGAATCAAATAGTGGTGGTAGTGGATTAATAGTATCAGTATCAGAAGTAAATGGAAAACAAATTTTAAATCTACAATCATCAACAACTTCTTATAGTGATTCAATATTTACTTGGAAAAATGGACAAACCATAGAGGTCAAAGTTCCAGTTAATCATACTTTAAATAATCTTGATTATGTAACTATTTCAGGATTTTCAACTTCACTAAGTTTTCTTAATGGATTTTATCAAGTTGGAGTCAATACTTATGCATCTACTCTCACAAGAGATTTGGGAAACTATGCCTCAACAGGAATTGTAACAGACATATATTTCTCTTCTATTCCAAATAATATTTCAATAGGAAGTAGTATCAAGATAGATTCTGAAACTTTCTCAATTTTAAATATTTTTAATTATCAGAACGTTTTAAGAGTATCAAGAGATACTTCTGGAGGAATACATACTGCTTCTACATCGATATACTTTATACCAAATACTTTTACATTAAATCAAACTTCTGAATATTTTGAATCCAAAATTAATGATATTGTTTATTTCAATCCAAAGCAATCTGTTGGAGTTGGAACAACTACAGGTAGTGGGGTAACTGTAAACTATACAATAGGCATTACTACAAATAAAACAGTATTCGTTCCAACACAGTCAATTTATTTACCCAACCATCCATTCAAAAATAATCAAAGAGTCACATTAGTAAAACCTGGCACAGCAGCTGCAATATCAGTTGCAAATACTTCAGGATCAACTTCATTTAGTTTACCATTTAGTGGCAACACTCAAACAGTTTATGTTATTAAAAAATCTGTTGATTTTATTGGAATTGTTACTGAAGTAGGATTAACAACAACAACTAATGGACTTTATTTTACTTCCAATGGAACTGATGATTTTCAATATTACTTACAATCAGATTTCACACAAATAAAAGCTGATGTGAAGCAGGTTGTTTCTACAGTTGCAATGTCAAGTAGTCACGGATTGAAACATGGAGATACCATTAATTTATCTATTAAACCAAATCTCTCTGTTGGAATTGGAACATCTACATTTGTAAAAGTTTTATATGATAACTCTAATAAAAAACTGATAATCAATCCAATAACTTTTTCAACATCAGGTATCAATACTTCTAAAGATGAAATAACCATACAAAATCATGGATTAATTAAAGGGCAAAAAGTAGTTTATAGTGCTTCCACAGTCGCCTCTGGACTGTCAACAGGGACATATTATGTTTATAAAGTCACTGATGATAAAATTAAATTATGCGAAACCTTAAAAGATTCTACATCAGATACTCCATTATTCGTTAATATAATTGCTGCCGATGGATCTAATCATAAACTTTCGCCAGTTAATCCACCATTATACCCAATAAAAAATAACAAACTTGTATTTGATTTGGCAGATTCATCTTTATCTGGATATAAATTTAAAATCTTCTATGATAAGGACTTTAAAGATGAATTTGTTTCTACGGGATCTACACCTACTTTTTCAATTAGTGGTGTTGGTACAGTTGGAGTATCTACAAATGCAACTTTAACAATCAATTATACTGAAGAATTACCATCAATACTATTTTATGCTTTAGAAAAAACAGGTTACATTAGTACAGCAGATACTGAAGTACCTAATCATTCGCAAATTAATTTTATCAATAGTCATTATAATGATTCTTATACTATTACTGGAGTTGGAGCGACAACATTTAATATATCTCTATCAAAAGTTCCAGAAAAATTATCATATACTTCATCCGAATGTGATGAATTAAAATATACAACTTCTTCGTCTACTGCTTCTGGAGGAGTTTCAAAACTTAGAGTTATATCTTCTGGTTCTAATTTCAAATCTTTACCCATATTTAAATCTGTAACATCAATTAGTGGAAAAGGTGCTTATATTGTACCAGAGTCAGAAGTTTTGGGTAGAGTGAATAAAATTAGAATTCTAAATGAAGGGTTTGAATATGGTTCAGATAAAACACTAAAACCAGAATCAGAAGTATCTAAGTTTTTACTAATTGATAATGCAAACACACTTAAGAGTGTTAGTGTTTCTTATGGGGGTAAAAATTATACATCACAACCAAACTTAATTATTGTAAATCCAGAAACTGGTACGTTAATAGATTCTGGATTGTTAATTCCAACTATAAACGGAACATCTATTTCTTCAGTAATCATAAATCAAAAACCAAGTGGTTTGCCAGAATCAGAGGTAAAAATAATTTCAATTAATAATACCAATGGAGTTGGAATACAAACAGTATATTCTTCAATTTCTTCGGGAATTATCACTTGTATTTTAACAACTCCACAAACTGGATTTAGCAGCGAACCATTCTCAGTTGGTGATAAAATTTTTGTTGAAGGGATTAAAAAATATGGTTCTAATGGATATGGATTTAATTCCAGTGATTATCAATATAATTTCTTTACTATAACACAATATTTAAATGGGGGCACAAATTTACCAAGACAACTTGAATTTAATACTACAGAGTTTGTAACTTCTCCAAATGTTGGAATAGCAGATACTGTAACTGGAATTTACGGAAATATTATTAATTATAAAAACTATCCAATATTCACCGTTGTTCAAGAATTTTCTAATTTCAATTTTGGGGAAACGCTTCAAGTTAAAAATGGATTAGTATTTTTTGAAGTTGATTTAAAAGTAGTCAGTAGTAATAAAAATTATATTAAAGTATCTGGTTCTTATGAAATTGAAAAAAATCAAATTATTAGAGGTAGTCAATCTGGAACAATAGCAACAGTAATAAATGTTAGAAAATCTAGTGGTCAATTTAGTATAAGTTATTCATCGGTTAAAGAGTTGGGTTGGTCTGATGATATTGGAAAACTTGATACGGATACACAAGTAATTGCTGACAATGATTATTATCAAAATTTATCTTATTCTGTAAAGAGTAATCAAAGGTGGGAAGACATTGTAAGTCCTGTTAATAAATTATTACATACAAGTGGATTAAAGAACTTTGCAGATACCCAAATACTTAATAATGTTGGGATTGGAATCACTGCTAAAGAATATGCTAATTTACTCTATTCATTCGTAAATGAAAACAGAGTAGATGCAATCAACAATTTTGATAGAGTTTTTGATGTTGATAGTGATGGATTAAGTTCAAGATTTTTGAAATTTTTAACTAAAAGGTTAGCAAATTATATTGAATGTCGTACAAACAGGGTACTAAAAATTGATGATATTAGTTCTCAATTTACAGGTGTAAGTACCTTAACTTCATTCGATCTTAACTATGAAAAAACCCCAATTTTTGTAAAAACATTTGACCCATCAAATTCATCAATATTAAATTTATCTACAAACACTTTTAATATTCCAAATCATTTCTTCAATACTGGAGAAGAACTTATTTACACTCCAAACTCTTCCACACCTATTGGGATCGGTTCTACTCTTAATTATGTTGGAGTTGTAACTAATATTCTCCCAAGCACGGTATATGCAATCAAAATTAACAACGATTCACTTAAAATTGCAACTCGTAAAGAATATGCCTTAGCGAATCCTGCAATAGCAGTTACTTTTACTTCAGTAGGAGTTGGAGAAACTCATACTTTTGAGATGGCGAATAAGAATAGTAAAAGTATTATATCTGTTAATAACATTGTTCAATCTCCAGTTGCATTTTCTTTACTTTCTTATACAGTTAATAACTATGGGCAAATTGGCGCAGCATCAACAATTTTTGGATTAAGTGGTATTTCTTCAATTTCTCTTGGAGATATTTTAAAAATTGATAATGAGTATATGAAAGTGCTCAATGTAGGATTAGGTACATTAATTAGTGGACCTATTTCTTTTGCAGGGACTTTCCCATTAGTGTCTGTAGAAAGAGGATTTGTTGGAACTTCGGCAACATCTCATGCAGATTCAAGCACAGCTTCTGTTTACAGAGGATCATTTAATATTGTTAAAAATAAAATTTATTTTACTAGCACATTTGAAAAAGTTACATCAATTAAAAATAAATTTGTTTCAGTATTAGCATCTCTTGCAAGTACAATTGGTGTAACTACAAGTGTAATTATTGGTATTGGAACTAGTGGTATGTCTATAGGATTGGAAATACAAGAAGTTTCTGGAGTTATTAGCGCAGGAACATTTATAGTTTCAATTGGCAGCAGTCAAATTGGAATTGGAAAATCAACGTTAAATTCAATTCAGAGAAATAATTTAGAACTAACTTTTGGATATTCCAAAACTTTTGATTATAATTTACCAGAACCATTGTCATCATTTAATGGTAGAGTATTTTTAAGAAAAGATTATACAAGTAATCAAATTTTTGATAATATTTCTGAAAAATTTACTGGAATTGGTCAAACTTATACATTAACTTCTAATGGAATAAACACTGTTGGACTTGGAAGCACTGGCGGTAATGGTATTATTTTTATAAATGGAATCTTCCAAACACCAACAACACAAAATAATGCCAATAATAATTATAGAATAGTTGAAAATACTTCAGTTGGAATTAGTAGTATAATTTTTACAGGAATTACTTCTTCAAATGGGTCAATATTTATTTCAAATGATGATATAAATCTCAATCAATTACCTAGAGGTGGAATGATCGTTTCTCTTGGATCCACACCAGGTCTTGGATATGCGCCTTTAGTTGGAGCAGCAGTTACTGCAATAGTTGGAGCTGGAGGATCAATTATTTCTGTAGGTATAGGAACAACAACTGGATTTAATGGCAGTTTTGGTTCTGGTTATAGAGGATCTGTTTCTATAGCAGTTACTGAATTTGGACATACAGGGTCTGCAGCAACAATAACCGCAACTGTTGGTGCTGGAGGAACTTTATCATTCACTATAGTAGGTGGTGGAAGTGGATATATAACTCCAACAGTCAATATTTCATCGCCAAGTTATGATAACTTACCAGTTATTGGGGTTTCTAGGTTAGGTATAGGAACGACAACAAGTACAGGAACTGGTCTTTTACTAAATGTAGAGGTAGGTGCTAGTTCAACAACCGGAATAGGATCAACATTATTTAAAATAAGTGGATTTAAGATTGTCCGTAGTGGATATGGATTCAAAAAAGGTGATGTAATTACTCCAGTTGGATTAGTTACTGCTGCTGGATTGTCTAGGCCTGTATCCCAATTTGAATTAACTGTGCTTGATACTTTTACAGATTCATTCTCAGCATGGCAATTTGGTGAGATGGATTATATTGATACAATTAAACCTTATCAGGACGGTTTAAGAACTAGATTCCCACTTTATTATAATTCTCAATTGGTAAGTTTTGAACGAAATAGTTTTAATTCTGATTCCCAATTAATAGATTTCAATACTTTATTGATTATTTTTATCAACGGAATCTTACAAGATCCTGGATCAGCATATCAATTTAATGGTGGAACTTCATTTACATTTACTCAAGCACCAAAATCAGAAGATAATGTTGCTATCTTTTTCTATAGAGGAAGTGCGGCAGACAGTGATCAAAAAACAATATACGAATCAATAAAAATTGGCGATTCGGTACAAGCTTTTAACAATAATAAGTATCTTGGAATTACAACAACACAAAATATTAGAGATGTAGTTGATATCTCTTCTTCAGACAAGATTCAAACTAACAATTATATTGAACAAGGTATAAACTCGCAGGTTGACAAACCTTTAAGTCTTACATGGATAAAACAAAAATCAGATAAGATCATTGATGGTCAACTTGTTTACAAAACTAGAGATATCAATGAACCTCAAGTATATCCTACAGCAAAAATTATTAGAAATGTATCAACATCTGACAGTGAAATTTTCGTAGATAATTCATCTTTATTTGCATATGACTCTCCAATTAGTTTTGATGGAATAATGATTTCTGGAAACGCAGATCCAGTTGTTGCAAATGTTATTGCAGTTGTCTCAACTTCAGGAACAATTCAAGGATTAACTATTAATCAACCTGGAAGTGGATATGTTGGAGCAACGACTGATGTAAAAATTTCAGCACCGATTGCTAAATCTGCCATTGGAATTGCACTCACTGGAACTGCAGGAATAATCACTGATGTTTATATAAGTTATGGTGGATATTTGTATAGTTCAGCACCAACTGTAAGATTTGAAAATCCTCCAGTAATTGGAGTTGGCATAGGATCAACAGCAACAGCAACAGCAAATATAACAAACGGTGTAGTAACTTCAGTAACTATGACTAGTGTTGGGTATGGATATACAACTTTACCTGAAGTGATATTCTCTTCGCCAGGAATTAATACGGCAACAGCAACTGCTACAGTAACAAATGGTCAAATAGCGTCAATTGCGATTACCAATCCTGGTTTTGGTTATACAAGTTCAAACTTACCAGAAGTAATTATCCCAACACCAAAAGTTTCATATGAAAACGTTAGAAAAATTATAGGAGTAGCAGGATCTTTTGGAAATATTACGGGAATAACCACTTCTGTTGGAATAAATACCTCTCTTGCAATTAAGTTTACTTTAAATCCATCACCGTTGTCTCTTGCAGTTGGATATCCAATTTATATCTACAATACATCTGTTGGAAATGGAGTAACTTCAAGAGATAATATAGGTAATGCTGTTGGTGTTGGTACGACATTCTTGGATAATATTTACTATGTCAGTGCATTTAATTCTGGAGTTGGTATTGTTACCTGTGACATATTTAATACTTCTTCTGTAGTTGGAATAGCAACCACTGGATTATCCGTTGGTAAATTCTCTTGGGGTAGATTGTACAATTCTACACGATCTTCTTCACCAATTTCTTTAACTGTCTCTGGATATAAAGTCGATTCTGGATTATCAACTTTCCCAACTATTCAGAGAAGAAATGCTGGATTGAGAAGTATTGGAGCAATTAAAAAGGTCTTATAAGATTCATATAAATATAAAAAAAACTATATTAAGATGTCTGCATTTGTAACAGATCAATTTAGGATAGTCAACGCATCTAATTTTATAGATTCGGTTGAAAATTCTACCAACTCTTACTATGTGTTTGTTGGTTTAGCGAATCCCGGTCCACCATCTCAAGTTGGATTTGGCAGATCAACTAATTGGAACACAAATCCACCAAATCCAATAGATAATTTTGATTATTTGAATCATTATAAATCCACAATGTTATTTGGTAAAAAAATTACGAGTGCTAATATCAGAAGAGTAATCAAAAAAATTGATTGGGTTTCTGGAACTCAATATGAAATGTATAGACCAGATTATAGCATTATATCACCATCACCAATTACTGGTTCTATGAGATTATATGATGCTAATTATTACGTAATTAATTCAGATTTCAAAGTATACATCTGTATCGATAATGGATCTTCTGGAATTAAGACAACGGGAAATGCTTCACAAGTGGAACCAACTTTTACAGATTTGGAATCATCTAAACTTAGTGATGGGTATGTGTGGAAATATTTGTACACAGTATCACCAAGCGATATTGTAAAATTTGATACTACAGAATATATCACACTTCCAAACAACTGGGAATCTTCTACAGATTCTCAAATCGTTGCAATTAGAGAAAATGGGGATTCTAGTTTAAATGATAACCAGATTAAAAAAGTTTATATTCAAAATGGAGGATCTGGTTATAATTTACAATCTGGACAGTCCTGTAACTTAGTTGGTGATGGATCTGGAGGAAAAGTTTCATTGCAAGTTGATACTTCCGCTGGAAAAATTACAGACGTTTTAGTGACAACTGGTGGAAAAAATTATACTTATGCATTGGTTGATCTTGGCACAACTGGTTCTAACACCCCAGCAGTTTATGCAGATTTGATTCCAATCATTCCTCCTTCAAGAGGACATGGATATGATATCTATAAAGAGTTAGGCGCTGATAGAATTTTAGTATACACTCGATTTGATGATTCAACTAAAAATTTTCCAACAGATTCTAAATTTGCTCAAATTGGAATATTAAAAAATCCTACTGTCTACGATTCTGCTGGAGTTAGTACTTCAATATATACTGATAATAATTTTTCTGCTGTAGGAGCTTTAAAGTTTTCTTCTGTTACTCCATCAAATGCATCTATTGCAGTTGGTTCTATCATTAGACAAATAAATCCAACAACTGGAAAAAGAGCACTTGCATATGTGGTCTCTTATGATACAGAAACAAAAGTTTTAAAGTATTATCAAGATAGATCTCTATATTACAATGGTGGAAATGGATCTGACCATACAGATTTTGTAGGAATGTCCACATTTTTTAGTTCAACCGGAACATTCGTAGAATTTGTTTCTAATGCTAGTTTGTCAATAACTGGAGATGGGTTTAATGCAAGTATTGATACGTCATTTTCAGATAATAAAGTAACGGTTTCGAGTAAAGTTATTAATCTTGGCGCTACTTTCACACAAGGAATTGCAAAACCACAAATAAATAATAAGTCAGGAGACATAATTTATATTGATAATAGACCTGTGGTTACAAGAAGTTTAAGACAAAAAGAAGACATCAAAATTATCCTGGAATTTTAAAAAATGGCTCAAAAAACTAATTTAATTATAAACCCATATTTTGATGATTTTTCAGAGCCTACAT